TTACAAAATTTTGTTCAGTTTATCCAGCATTTCACGCCTAGATTCGGAGTATATATGAGCGTAAGTTTTTCTTAATTCACTAACAGAGTGCCCTAACCTTTCTGCGATCAGCTGATCATCTACACCGGCACGAATCAGCAGAGTCGCGTGTGAATGCCTAAAGCCGTGAGGAGAGATAGGCGGAACACCCGCAACCTGGATATATCTCTTCAAAGCAACAGCCAGTCTGGGCGCCAGAAGTGGCTTTATATGGCCAAACACAAACCAGGAGGACGAGAACCCGTCCTTCTTTTGTTGCTCGCTATAGCGACGCCTTAAGCAATCTAGAAGGGTATCCTGTAGATCAATATATCTGTTTGAGTTTTTAGATTTAGGCGGAGTAATCTCCCACGGAGCCGATTCCGTTTTTATCGTTAATGTTTTAGAAATATGCACCCGGCCTCTGCCTAGATCAACATCCGACCATTGGAGGGCAAACATTTCAGATTTACGAACGCCAGTACCAAACATAAACATAAAGACATCACGCCAGTACTGATCATCTACGCATGATATAAAATAAGTAAAGGTTTCCTGCTCCCAGAATAACAGACTCTGGTCTTTCAGGTTCCGCTTGTCTTTCACGATAGGCAAAGATCTGCACGGGTTGACTTCAAGATATCCAAGTCTCACGGAATAAGAAAGAATAACAGATAGAGTATCTAAAATGCCGTTTAGAGTGGGAGCAGCATAAAGCTGACCATTCGGCTTTTTCTTTTGAAGCAGACGGTTTCTCCACTGATCAAGAATGGGAGTCGTAAGCGCCGTAAGCTTCAGGCTTCCCAAATCATCCTGGATGTGATTTTTATAAGTATGTACGTGCGTATAGAGAGTGGATCCTTTTACGGACATATTCTCTGCGTTTTTGCAGTATAACTGAAACAATTCATTTAAGGTTATAGAAGGCCGAGCGGTAGTCATTTCCAGACGGAAGGCAAACTCGGCCTCTTTTGCTTCCTTTTTCGTTTTGAAACCTCGACGACAATATCGCTGAGTCTTTCCGGTAATATCTTTACAGGAACCATAGAACATCCAGGTTCCCCTTTTTGTGTCCTTTTGCTGAGCCATAAGAGATTACCTCCTTTTATAATTTCTACGAAAAGCGACTAAAACACCTAAAACCTGAACCTGATCATGAAAGTCTGCCGTCGAGAAGAGAGTCCCAATCGCATACGGACTGCCGGTCCGTAAAGCAATCTGGTTCGTTTCGTTATGCGTAATAATAAAGCGCAGCATGGCTTTACCTTGATACTTCACTAGCATAGGCACACCGGCACGAATAGCACCTGTGGCGCGAATCAAACAAACGTCGCCCTTGATAATATCCGCCTTATACATAGTTTCATCAGGCATGACATAGATATAATCCGCGGCAACATCTGTAGCCGTAGAAGTGAAGACTGACGAGCTTTTCGACTTAGATACAGACCCGTCCTCGTCGACCAGGGACAGAAAGCGGACAGGCTTCACTGCAGAATCTTCAAAGGCTTCGCTCATCAGATCAAAGGGTTTCAGGTTGAAGCGTTCTGCAATTTTTACAACCATATCTGGCCTTGGCGCTTTAGTACCTACCTCCCAACACCGTACTGTATTGTAGGAAACACCACAATACTCGGCCAAATCTCTACGACTGACACCAGACTCTTTCATCAGCTCAGGGAGCTTGGAAGATAAGACTTCATTCAATTTATTCATAGTTAATTACACCTCCTAGGTTCATATTAATCTTTTAGGTTTAAAAAGTAAATAGTAAAAAATACAAAATAATAACCATAAAAGTTTGACAAAATGCGTTCATAGCTGTAAACTGTAAGAAATTAGGAAAAGAGCTTTTAAGAAAGAAGGGAAAACAAATGGGATAGAGGAACTTCAAAAGAAAATCGAATTCATGCTCCAGACTATGGACCAGGAGGGCCTTGAACAGGCCTATAAAATCCTACAAAGAATCTGGATCAGACACGGAACACAGCAATAGAACACACACGGAAGAATGCAGGACTTGGAAACAGGTTCTGCGTTTTTCTTTTTATAAAAAGACGAGTAACAACCTAAACAGGATTACTCGTCTTTCATATTTTTAATCATCCCTAGAACAATATTAAATTGATCTTCAGGAAGAGAAAAAAGCTTTTTCAACATATCAGTTTCTTCAGGCGTGCAATTTTTTTCAGCAGCCAGAGCTTCAATCAGGGCCTCTGTATCATCTATAAACATTTCACCCTTTCCTTCAGTTAACCAAAAATAGTCTACGCAATATTCTGAGCATATCAGCCTAATAGTACGATCGGACGCACCGTTCACATTTCTTTCAATATTACTAAGCGCACCCTTAGACAGTCCCAGTTTTTCACCGAAGGCTGAACCGGAAAGACCTAAAGTTTTTCTTACTTCCTTGATTCGTTCACCTATAGTGCTCATATTTACCTCCTTTTTTTACACCTAAAGATTAACACCATTCTCCAAAAAAGTAAAGATACAAAACTATTTTATAAAAAATCATTGACAAAAGTTTTTAATCAGAACTATAATAGCAGTGTAAGGTTTTGAAACGAAACCAAGAAAGGAGAAAAAGTTTTGAAACAATTTCAATATAAGGAGACTGAAAAAAACTTTAACGAAGTTTTAGAGGCTACGAGAAGTCTTAACGAAAAGCAGAAATCATTCATTCAAGGCTACATTGCCGGAGCTAAAGACGCTCAGCCTGCAGCACCAGCAGCCAAGGAACCAGAAAAACAGGAGGAGGTGAAGTAGATGCCTATTGAAGTTGAAGAATCGGTTAACAAAATCTTAAAAGAGCTAGAGGAATCTGGAAAAAGATACGATTTAATACTTCCTAATCTGTACACACTGGAAGAACCAAAGAAATAAGGAGGTGAAGTAGATGCTGGAAAATATATTTTTCGGATTGCTAAGTATCCTGGGAATAATGATCCTGGGGCCTATCATTTTCGGTCTTGCGATAGGAGCCGTTAGAGGAACTATCAAAGGACTAAAAGAAAAGAGGGTGAACAAATGAAAAAGCTTGAATCTTTTGAAATCCTAGATGGCGGGAAAGGAATCAAGATCAACGACTTAGACCTCAGCGATTATCCGATCACAAGACTCAGAACAGAAGCAACGCCTGGATATCTAGAAATGCATATACATCTCAAATTCAGACTAGGTGCAGCCGATCCTTGGATGTTTGACTCGGTTCTAGAAAAAGATCAAAAGGAAATCGAAAAAGAATATGAGAGGGAAAACCCGTACAGGATTGAAGAATCAGAAGAAAAGAAAAAAGGGACTAAGCCCTTCTTCAAGAAAAAGTAATTAAGGAAGCTTACTAGAAAAATACTGAATCAACAGATCACGAACAAAACGTTTTGTGGCGTAAAGAAATTTCTTAAGACCGGAAGTATTCAATTCTTTTAAGTAAGCAGAACCCGCAGGAGTAAGGAAAGAAGCTATGTAATCAGTAGAAGCAAGATATTTATTCACTTCACCACTAATATAGCCACGACGAAACAATTCCTTCAAATGATTTCTGACATCATACGAAGAAAAGCCGTCGAAAGTTAATTCCGACAGATTCACGGGTTCAGGACTTGCTTCCACTGCAGATAGAAGCAACCGAACTAAATCCTGATTTAACTTCAAATGATTAACCTCCTTTCATAGGAGATTGTAACACGAAAGGAAGAAAGAGAAATGGAACACAAAACAACAGGCGCAGAACTTCCAGACTTTACGGAAGGTATTAACCTTCGCGGAGAAAGACTAAGACTGGAAGCCTTCTATGCAGAACAAAAAAGAATCAGAAAACAGAAATTCAGATCTGGACTTGTAACAGTGCTAAACGTTGCGATCCTAATCCTGATCCTGTCGCTAATCGTAGCGGTTTGGATCATGATCTATCAAATGCTTTATTAAAGGAGGTGGTGAGTTTTGCAAGTAGAAAACCTGGCAGCCTACAGATACGAAATGCTAGAAAAGGGTTATATGAACAAATCTGAGCTATCAAAGTTTATAGGTTGCGGAAGGGGTAAAGGAAGCAAAATCTTTCAGAAGATCATGGAAGATATAAAAAAAGAAGGCTTAGAAAATATCGACAGCAACGTTATCCTGACCAAACGTGCTATTCAGTATCTAGGCCTTACACAAAAGAATATCGTAGAATCCTACGAGCGTTCTATAAAAAAAGGCTAGAAGACCTCGTTCGAAAACGAATAAGGCTCTAGCAATAGAACACGCTTATATTATACAGCACGTGTTCAAAAATACAAGGAGGAAAAAGAAAGAATGACATTAGATGAAGCGATTGCCATCGCAAAAAATGTATATGAAGATGAAAGCGCAGATGCCCGAGGTAGAAAAGATTATGGGCAAATCGCAGAATGGTTAGAGGAATTGAAGCAATATAGAGAAAAAAATCATGAAACTAATCTAGATCATTACAGACATGAAATTCTAGAAGGAGGCATATGGGATTTAGCGGTAGTCAAAGGAAAACCTAAACATTGTAAGAACACTAGTTGCAGTGACTGTGACTTTAAAGACGCACTAACAAAAGGATGTCATAAAAAAGCAATGTTGTGGCTAATACAGCCCTATAAAACCCCCGCAATTAAATTAACTAAAATTGAAAAGGATTTATTACAAAGCTGTACAGGCAAATACATGTTCAAATATATACCTGTTTTATGCGGGATGAAAGAAAAAGGATATTTCAAAGGCATTGATGAGAATGAAACACTTGAAGATATCCTAGCAGATTGTGACATAACAGAGGAGGACTAATCATGATCACTATTGAAAAAGAAAAACCTGCAAAAAGAGAATTAAAGCTTTTCTCAGTAGAAGTTGCACTAACGCCAGACGTTGAAGACAACATGCATTTAGAGACGCATATCGAAGGAAGCAGACCCGAGATGATGGCCTTTCTTGAAACAATGGACGTCGATCCAAAGGAACTCGGATCAATTCTAAAACATGCTGTTAAGGCTATGCTTAGAGATTTTGTACAGCAGGTAGTAAATCTAAGCGAAAGTCTAGAAGGCGCAGAAATGGAAGAAACGGAGGACTAGAAAATGCAAATTATTGTTGATGAAATTGATCCGCGATATTGCCCATTTTATATTGACCAGGATTGGGATAGTCACGGTTTACCTATCAGCTATCAAAAAGGATGCTGTAGATTATCCGCTGACGTATTCGGTGGTGAACTACAGCACTGGGATTGTAATGCAGAAGAGGGCGACAAAGAGTGTCCTTTCTGCATTACATATGAAGAATTTAAAAAATTAAATGATCTAATGACCAAGTAAAAAAAACAAGGAGGACTAGAAAATGACATTCGAGGAATTCCAGGAAATAAATGAAAAGTACGGAACCTCAAGAATGTGGACAGACGGACTGGAGGACATCAGGAAAGAGGATTACGAAGAACACACAAAGAAACTGGTTGAAGTGTTCGCGGACCTCTTCAACGATGACTCCGATGAGGAGGATGATTTTTAATGGATCCTTTGAATTTATACAGAATAAAAGTGAGCCTAGTAGAACCTATTCAAGGATTAAAGGGACTACATGGAATCCGTACTAAATATGAACGAATCTCGCAAAATGACAAGCTTCTATTTGATATGTTCAAAGTACCAGAAGAAGAAAGAGATGAAGTTTTAAAAGCAGCCATGAAAGCCTTTCAAGTAGCTTTCTTAGAGGAAATGTCTAAAAGATCAAGAAAAAGGAGGAAAAATAGATGTATTACCAATTAACATTGCAATTCGCAACAAGCGAAATCGACGACGCTAAAAAAGTGTTGGAGCTAGCCAAAGAGCTAGACCTAAAGCGCGCAGGGCTAGAGGAGAAATTGCCTGAGCCTGAAACATTCCCATGGGAAGAAGAAGCGCCAACAAAGGAAACGTCAACTCGTAAAGAAAAAGAAAATGAGACTAAGATTCCAATGGCCAAAGATTGGACAACTCAAGACGAGCCTATTCATGAGACTGTAAAGCCTACACCGGAACCTGATCAGGCGCCAGCAGCACCTGCGAAAGAAATCACGCTAGAGGACCTTCAAAAAGCCGGCGTTGCCTTTGCCAAAGAAAAAGGCGTGGCCGTACTTAAAGTACTCTTAACCCAGATGGGTGCAAGCAAGATCTGCGAGATTTCTAAAGAGAAATATCAGGAAGCCTGGGAGGCATTACATGCCTAGTCAACACGCGATTTTATCAGCCAGTGGGTCCAATAAATGGATTCACTGCCACCCTTCCGCAAGACTGGAGGAATTATTCGAAGAAAAGCCAAGCGTCTACGCAGCAGAGGGAACCGAGGCCCACAGTGTAGCAGAACAAAAACTGCGTAACTGGATCGAGGGACACCCTCGAAGAAAAGTAAAAGCAGCTAACGGAGAAATGGACGAGGCTACAAACTTCTATAAGGATTACGTTCTAGAGGTATACAACAAAGAGAAAAAGAAAAGCGATATCGCGGATCTTTTTATCGAGGTACAAGTTGATTTGACTCCATGGATTCCGGAAAGCTTTGGAACATCCGACGCCGTGATCGTAAGCAATCACACGCTCCATGTTATCGATTTTAAATACGGAGAGGGCGTCAAGGTAAATGCTCCACACAATCCGCAGCTTACCATTTACGCCGCAGGAGTTATGGCTTTATACGACTGCTTATACGATTTTGAAAAAGTTCAGCTTCATATTGTACAGCCTAGACGTGATCACATCAGCACGTGGGAGCTTACAACAGAAGAACTAGCAGACTGGATGGAAAATGTAGTCAAGCCTGCAGCTATAGAAGCCTGGAACGGAGACGGAGAACAGCAAGCTGGAGACTGGTGCAAATTCTGTAAAGCTAGGCCGCAATGCGCAGCACACGCCGCCAAGATGAAAGCAATCAACGCGAGATATCAGCGCATGTGCGGAATGATTTTAACAGATCAGCAAATCGCGGAGCTTTTGCCAGAACTACCTGGACTTATTGACTGGGCCAAAGAGGTACAAGAGTTCGCACTGGATCAGGCGCTAAAAGGAACACACTACGAAGGATATAAAGTTGTAGAAGGAACAAGCCGACGAAAGATTACAGACGAGTCTAAGGCATCTGAGGCACTTCAAAGCGCAGGCTTCGACTTCGACCAGATCATGACAAAGCCAAAGCTTCAGACTATCACGGCTCTAGAAAAGTTAGTCGGCAAGAAAGACTTCGCAGAACTTGTTGGTGAATATATCGAGAAGCCGCAGGGAAAACCTACATTAGTGCCAGTAAGCGACAAACGCCCAGAGCTTGGAAGTGTAGCAAATGACTTTAAAGACGGCATTGATTAGAAAGATAAAAAGACTGATAGGAATCCAGTCGCCTTCAGAACACATGTGGGGATTTAAGCCCAGGAGATTAAAAGTTGAGTTCAAAAGAGGATATCAATCAGCTCGAAGAAAAGATGGTCCGCATCCGAGCCGAGATTCGAAACAGTAGACCAGGACCACACAGAAACGATCTAAAGCGACAGCTTAAAAGCGTAATGCGACAAAGAGTAAAACTAGGAGGAATAGAAAAATGTCACAAGTTAAAACAAAATTAGTAAGATTCTGCTATTGCCATTTAGCAGAGCCACGCGCAGTGGTAGAAGGCCAGGACAAGAAGTATAGCCTTAATATTCTAATCGACAAGGAAGACAAGGAAACGTTAACACGTATCCAGAAAGCCTACGAGGAAGCTGTACAAGAAGGAATTGAGAAGTTCGGCCAATCCTTCAAGGGAAAAGTAACACCGCTAAAAAAAGCGCCAGGAGTCGGTTCAAGAGGTATAATCACTGACTGCGACGCAGACGAGAAATTCAGCGCGCCAGAATTCAAGAACAAATACATGCTATCTGCTAAAAGTAATAGACCCGTGTCAGTAGGCTACCGAAAGAACGGAGTGACATACGCTTACTCATCTAAAGAGGAGATTGAAGAAAACGTATACTCTGGATGCTACGGAGCTATCAACTTCAATCTATACCCTTATACCACAGTAGGAACCGGAATCGCTGCAGGACTTAACAGCGTCTTGAAAGTAAAGGATGGCGAGCCATTAGGAGGACACTCAAGTGTAACCGCAGACTTCGGCGACGCTTCTGAGTTTGATGAGGAAACCGGAAGCGACGACCTAAGTGCCTTATTGTAAAAAGCCCATACTGCATATCGACCTGGAGACCTACTCCAGCGTCGACCTTGCAGCCTGCGGGGTTTATAAATACGCAGAGAGTTTAGACTTCAAAATACTTCTATTCGGATACGCCTGGGGCGATGATCCAGTAGAAGTTTTAAATTTAATGGAAGAAGATTTGCCTTTTTCTTTAGTATCAGCACTAGCAGACGAAAGCATCACGAAGGTGGCACACAACGCAAACTTCGAACGAGTATGCCTAACCAGATATGTCAAGGAATACGCGAAGCGAGATATTCTAGGAGAAGCAGTAAAAAAGAAGTTAACAGAGGATGGATTCCTTCCACCAGAGCAATGGAAAGATACTATGATCATGGCCGCAGAGAACGGATACCCTTCCAGTTTAGGACAACTAGGCCCAGCATTAGGGATTGAAGAAGACAAGGTGAAACTGGCTACAGGAAAAAGATTGATCCAGTATTTCTGCAAGCCTTGCAAACCAACAAAGGCCAATGGTGGAAGATGGAAGAACCTACCGGAGCATGATCCGGAGAAATGGAATCTTTTTATAGAATACAACAAGCGCGACGTGGAATCCGAACAAGCCATTTATAACAAGCTAAATAACTTGATACCTGTATCTGATCAGGAATGGGAAAACTGGCACAGGGATCAGAGGATAAATGACCGGGGAATTCACGTAGATACGCAGATCATAAAAAACGTTCAGTCCTACAGCTTAGAACACGGAATGGCATTGTTGAAGGAATCCAAACTCATCACAGGCCTAGAAAACCCGCAAAGCGTAGCACAGCTAAAAAAATGGATCCTTAACCAGGAAGGACACGACGTCGAAAGTTTAAACAAGGAAGCCGTGAAAGATCTTCTAAAAGGAACGCTAAGACCCGAAACAAGAAGAGCGCTAGAAATACGCCAGGAGCTCGGAAAAACAAGCGTCAAGAAATACGATGCCTTTCAAAGAGCCTGTGGAGAAGATGACCGTATCCGAGGAACCTTCCAATTTTTTGGAGGCAGAACCGGAAGATGGGCCGGACGCTTGATCCAACCGCAGAACTTCCCACGGCCAAGCTTTGACGAGGTAGACGAACCAAGAACACTCGTGAAGGAAGGCAACTTCGAACTTTTAGAGCTCATCTATCCAAGCATGAACGATGTGTTCGCTACGATTCTAAGAACAGTGATCACACCACCAGAGGGAAAGTCCTTCATAGTAGCCGACTACTCAGCCATAGAGGCTCGCGTGATTGCCTGGCTAACTAGGACGACTTGGCGCCAGGAGGTATTTAAAAACGGCGGGGACATCTACTGTGCATCAGCTAGCCAGATGTTCGGAGTGCCCGTAGAAAAGCACGGAATCAACGGACATTTAAGGCAGAAAGGAAAGATTGCCGAACTTGCCCTCGGATACGGAGGGGGAACGGCAGCACTGGAAGCCTTTGGAGCGAGTAAGATGGGCTTAAGCCCAGAACAGCAGCAAGAGATTGTTACCAAATGGAGACAAGCCTCGCCACGTATCAAAGACTTCTGGTACTTACTAGGCAGAGCCTTCGAGGATGCGATTACAGATGGAAAAGTCACAACCATGGACCGAAATATGAAGGTTTTCAAAAGTAATGGAAACGTTTATATTCAACTACCAAACGGGCGCATTTTAGGCTACGTCACTCCACGAATCAAGGATGGCCAGGTATCTTTTTTAGGGTTGAACCAGACAACACGAAAGTGGGAGTGGACAAAAACCTGGGGCGGAAAACTAACCGAGAACGTAGTACAAGCAATTGCTCGAGACTGCCTATGCGAAACGCTAAAAGGATGCGACGAGATTGGAGCTAAGACAATCATGCACGTGCACGACGAAGTTATATGCGAAGTACCGAAGGAAGAAAAAGAAACAAAATTCAAACAACTGCTAGACGTAATGGCTAAACCAATAGACTGGGCGCCAGACTTGATTCTAGTAGGGGATGGATTTATATCCGATTATTACAAGAAGGACTAAAACATGAAAAAACAAAATTTAATTATAGCCTTGATCTATATCACCGCAGCACTGATCCTCCTAAATATTTTGAAGGAAGTGTTCGGCTTAGATATAGCACAAGCACCAAGGCTAGGAGGATAGAACATGAGTATTAAATGGACACAGCAAGAAGATAACCTTCTAAAGCAGCTAGACGCCTTAGGCTACAGCAGCTCAAAGATTTATAAAGAATATGGCTCTATATTAAAGAACCGAAGCCAGAACGCTATAGCACTTCGTCTAAGCTATCTACACAAACCACCTGAAGAAAGACGGAAGGAAGATATGGCCAGCTTCGACAATGCGGACATGCTAGAAAAAGCGATCAACCAGGCCGCAGACCGTATCTGCAACAGGCTAGACAATATCGCAAACGCTCTGGCAGTGATCTGCAGATATATGGAAAACAATACGGAGGACGCCAGGAAGCCCGCTGAGCGCATTACAAAGCTTCTAGAAGAAATCAAAGCGAACGGAACTCTCCAGCAAGGAACACAGCAAAGTATCAAGCACGAGCTTCAAAAAGTGGCTTATCGGAGAAGCAAGAATGGGTAAGCACTACAAGCCTAGGGAAAAATCAAAGAATCCCACTTTTAGAGGCTATCCTATAGCAGAAGAATAGACAGGAGGCCGAAGGATGTATGCAATAGCAACCTGCACCAGCAGAAAACAAAAAAGGTATTACAACCAAGAAATGTCCTGGGATGAATTTACAAAAGAACTAAAAGAAACGACCCGAACGAGAGAGACGGTGGAAGAGTACAAAAGTATGACGAAGGACCAGCAGTCAGATATCAAGGATGTAGGTGGATTCGTAGCTGGAGAACTAAAAGACGGCAGACGAAACAACCAAAGTGTGTTATCACGCAGCATGGTCTCACTAGATGCTGACTTCGCAGATAAAGACTTTTTAGACTTGATACGGATAACGTGCGACTTTTGCAGCGTGATATATTCCACGCACAAGCACACACCGGAAAAGCCTAAGTACAGGTGGATCATTCCACTACAAAGAGGAGTGTCACCGGAAGAGTACGAGGCAATCGCTCGAAAGATTGCAAGTACAATCGGAATGGAATACTTCGACGACACGACCTATCAGCCAGCAAGAATGATGTTCTGGCCTAGCACCAGCAAGGACGGAGAATACATCTGTGAGGAACTAGGAGACAGAAACGAGTACCTGAATCCGGATGACATCCTGGCGCAGTACAGAGACTGGCATGACATCAGCTACTGGCCTCGCTCTAACAGAGAGACAGAACTGCATCACAGCGACATAAGACACCAGGAGGACCCTTTATCTAAGTCCGGATGGATTGGCGCATTCTGTAGAGCCTACACGATCCAAGAAGCGATTGAGACATTTATTCCAGAGGAATACACGCCAACAGAGGACCCGAACCGCTGGACCTATGCGAATGGTTCCACAGCCGGAGGCTTGGTGATTTACGACGATAAGTATGCCTACAGCAACCACAATACGGACCCGACAGGGCAGCAGCTATGCAACGCCTATGACCTTGTAAGGATTCACAAGTGGCCAGACGACGAGAAGAGCACAGAACGAATGCTCGAACTAATGGAACACGATGAGGGCACCCGGAAGCAGCTTATAGATGACAAGAAAGAACAGATTCACGAGGACTGGGACGACTTCAAAGACGACACCGCGAGGGGTTCGCAAGGGGTAGAACACAGTAAAGAAGAAGTAAACGAGGACTGGCTGAATGCTATGGACGTCGATAAAAAAGGAAACTTCAAACCTACGACGGACAACATAGTCCGCATACTTTTAAATGATCCAAAACTTAAAAAAGGAGTCGGGGGAAATGATCTATTCGCACAGAAACCCGTCAAGAAGGGAAATCTGCCATGGTGGAACTACAACCCAAGCGACCCGACATGGACCGATACAGATGATGCAAGCTTCAGATACTATCTGGAAAAGAAATACAACATTGTCGCAAAAGGGAAAGTGGATGATGCCATAGCCTACGTTCAGGAGAGAAACAGTTTTCACCCAGTAAGGGACTACCTGGACACACTAGAATGGGATGGCGTACCTAGACTAGACACGCTATTTATAGACTATCTAGGAAGCGAGGACTCAGAGTACAGCAGAGCGGTCGCAAGAAAAGCCTTTACCGCAGCCGTGGCCAGAATCTACACACCAGGCTGCAAAATGGATTACATGCCCGTACTCGTAGGACATCAGGGCATAGGAAAGAGCCACATGCTAAGCATCATGGGCGGAGATTGGTTCTCAGATTCAATCACAACGATTGCAGGGAAAGAAGGATACGAAGCCCTGCATGGATCATGGGTGATTGAATGGTCCGAATTATCTGCAGCCAGAAAAGCCGATATCGAGTCCATGAAGCAATTTATAAGCAAAAGGGACGACCGATACAGAAAAGCCTACGCAAGGAGAGTTACAGACAATCCAAGGCAATGTGTATTCTTTGGAACTACAAATGATGACGAGTTCCTAAGAGACTACACAGGAAACCGAAGATTCTGGCCGATCAATACGGATATATCGAAAGCGAGGAAAGTCGTGTTTGATGATCTACCAAGGGAACGAGATCAGATATGGGCTGAAGCTAAGCAGAGATTCAAGGAAGGCGAAAAGCTATTTCTTCAGGGCGAAGCTTTGACCGGAGCTGAACAGATGCAAAAAGAGCACACGTTTACCAGCGTCCGAGAAGACATGGTCCGTGACTATCTAGATAGAAAGCTACCGCAAGATTGGTATGACATGGATCTTTATGCAAGAACCCAGTGGTTGGAAGACCCAAGAAACGAAGGCACGGAAGAACGTACAAGGGTATGCCTGCTAGAGGTGTGGTGCGAAGTTTTGAATGGATCAAAGAATAAATTTACACCGGCGGACCAAAGAGAACTCAAGGCAATCATGGAAAGTTTAGGATGGGTTCGTACTAAAAATCCGTTAAGATTTGGAGGGATTTACGGACGCCAGAAAGCTTATGTTCCGCCGCAGGATGCTTACGCGTATAGCAGAAAAGCCTGACAACGGCTGACAACGCACTCAAAAAAATCGAGTGACAACGCGGCAACGGACTGGCAACGGCTAAAATGATAGAGCGTTGCCGGGCTAAAACCGCATAAAATAAGGGCCAGGGATACTTCTGACAACGAGACAACTATAAATTAACTAACTTAATGAATATACAATATATAGGGTAATACAGTACATGCATACGTATATGCGCGCGAGAAAATATAGTATATATATAAAAAGTTTTCTGAACGTTGCCAGGCGTTGCCCGTTGCCACCCCTAAAAATCAACTAGAAAAGGAGACATAGAAATGACATTAAACGACAGCGAAAGATTTCATTTCTTGATGCATGAAATAGACGCTAGAGTCAACAACGAAACAATGGACCGATATGGAATCAAAATGCAGAGCCTGGTCGCTATGGAAGAACTAGCAGAACTGCAAAAGGCGATTTCTAAACTGGTACGCAATCCGGAAGAAAAGACAAAGCCATTAGAATTCAAAGGACTAAGACATAACCTGATCGAAGAAATGGCGGATGTAATAATTTGCATGGATCAGCTAAAGGAGTATTACAATATCAATCACGCTGAAATTCAAAGCACTATAGCTTCGAAACAAGCAAGACAAGCCAAAAGGCTAGAGGAGGAATAGAACATGAAAGAAAATAGAATGTATATCAAGTGCGACCGATGTGGAAAAGAAACATCAGTCGGAATCGAAAAGAGCAAGATCGAGAACGGAAAGACAATCGAAACCTGGGAAGGACTTCCAGAGGGATGGATCACAACAAACGACAAGAAGGATTTGTGTCCAGACTGCGCTGAGCGGTACCGCGAACTTCAAAAGAAGTTCTTCCAGAAATGATAGAAAATCAAGTAGAAAATTACCTGATCAAAAAGGTATCAGCACTAGGCGGTAAAGCCTGGAAGTTTGTAAGCCCAGGAAACGCAGGCGTGCCCGATAGATTGATCACATATAATTCAAAGGCTTTCTTTGTAGAAGTAAAAAGGCCAGGTGGTAAGCCTAGAGCCCTACAAAAAGCCACAGTAGCCCAAATACGGGCAACAGGTATGAAAGTATACTGCATCAGCACAAAAGCCCAGGTGGACGAATTAACAAATCTGATGCGGTCTGGAATCATACCGGAGGAGCGACACTTTGACAGAATTTAAACCTCATGACTATCAAAAGAAGGCTATCAACTTCGGACTGGATCATAAGAAGTGTGGCCTTCTTCTCCCTATGGGAGCTGGCAAGACCGTAACCACGTTAACGATCATCAGCCTTCTAAAACTAATCGACACAGAAAAAGTTCTGATCATAGGCCCTGTGCGAGTAATAAAGAGCACGTGGCCCGAAGAAATAGAAAAGTGGAGTCACACTAAGGACTTGAGCTATTCAATCATAGCGGGCACTCCAAAGCAACGTGAGAAAGCACTGCAACAAAAGGCAGACATTTATCTCATAGGCAAAGAAAACGTTACCTGGCTAGTAGACAACAAATACTTTGACTTTGACATGGTAGTGATTGATGAATTATCAACTTTCAAGAATCCAAAAAGCCAGAGGTTCAGAGCCCTAAGAAAAGTTATGCCGCTAGCTGACAGATTTATAGGCCTAACAGGAACACCAGCACCGAAGGGAATCCCGGATCTTTGGAGTCAGATATACTTGATCGACCAGGGAAAAAGATTAGGTCGAACACTAACTCAGTTTCGAGAAAGATATCTAACGCCAGGAAGAAGAAATGGGATGATCGTATACGAGTGGAAGCCACAACAGGATGCCGAGGAAAGAATTTACAAGAAAATAGGTGACGTATGCATGAGTCTGGATCAGGCAGACTGCGCCAAACTTCCACCGGTTCAGTACTTGAAAAAATCAATCGAACTACCTCAAAAAGCAATGACAGAATACCACGCTTTCAAACGTGAGAAGGTTCTGGAACTAGACAACAATGAATCACTGCTAGCAGCTAACGCTGGAGTGCTATGCGGTCAGCTGCTACAAATGACATCAGGAGAAATCTATAAACGTGATCAGCTAGGAAATAAGCTCGAAGAAGTAGCAACCCTTCACGCTGCTAAACTTGAGGCACTAGATGACTTGATCGAATCCGCAAACCAGAACCCGGTGATGGTGTTCTATTACTTTAAACACGAACTAAAACGAATCAAGGAACATCTAAAGAAACAAAAACTGGAAGTTCGCAGCCTTGAGAACGAGGACGACGTTCGAGACTGGAACGACGGAAAGATAGACGTGCTGCTTTTGCATCCAGCAAGCGCAGGACATGGGCTTAATCTTCAACGTGGTGGACATATCGCAATCTGGTATACACTTCCAAACTGGAACCTTGAACTGTATCAGCAGGCAAATGCCAGAATCTATAGACAAGGACAAAAGCAAAACGTGACAATTTATCAGATCGTAGCTAGAGGCACAGTAGACGAGGACATGCTGAATGCACTAGAACACAAGAACATAACACAAAAGGCTTTGATTGAAGCTTTAAGGAGGTAAAACATGACTTATGATGAATTAATTCCAGAACTAAAAACGGTGCGCTACTGCTGCCACCGTTTGATTGAATTGAATCAAGAATTGGAAGTACTAAACCACCAGACAACAGGCCTTGCAAAGTCTGGAGGAATCGAACTGACTGCAGAACAGAAAAGAAGTAAGTGGCCTATGCCGACATATCAGCATCAGTACCACAGCCCGCTCGGGTTGTTTGAAGAGATATCAGCCAAAGAACAAGAACTGCATCACTTCCAGAAAAGACTGATGGACCTAAGATGGACAGAACTTCTAGACTTGCAAGACCAGAACATCTTATGGGATCTGTACATTCACAGAATCAAGGCTGTTGACGTTGCGGAGAAATATGGATACACAAGACAAGGGATGTATAAACATCTAATGGCGGAGGTAAAAAATCTAACAAAAGACTAAAGAGTTTACACTGTAAACCGCTTTCGGGTGGTATATTAGTACTTGTAAAAGAGGACCGATAGAAAAAGGCCCTCTTTTCTTTTACCCGGAGCGTCCTCCTTTATAAAAAAACGAGTGCTTTCTAATTAACGTCAACAACAGCAGCTACGACAAATCATGGGATTAATTTTAGTATTTCAGCGCTCCGGGTAATCATAGACAACAAAGAAGCCTTAGAAGCTAAACAGGATAGACCTCTCATTGGAGAGAACCCTGAGCTGCTAACGCTTCTTTTTAATACAACAGAGGTGAACACACATGAACATTACAGACATAAGAACATGCGACCTGAAGCCTTATGAGAATAACCCACGACTCAACGAAGATGCCGTCGATTTAGTCGCAGCATCTATAGACGAGTTCGGATTCAAGCAACCAATTGTGGTGGATAAAGACCTGATCATCATTGCAGGACACACGAGATGGAAGGCAGCACAAAAGCTGGGCCTTGAGACAGTGCCATGCATCCAGGCCGACGATCTAACGCCAGCACAGGTGAAAGCCTACCGATTGGCAGACAACAAAGTCGCGGAAGCAGCACAATGGGACCTTGACGCTTTACAGTTTGAACTGGAAGAGCTAGACAATATGGACTTCGATATGGAACCATTCGGGTTTGAGACGGAAACCTTCGACGAGAAAATCGCAGAGGACGACAACTTCGAGCCTGAGATTTCGGAAGAGCCAACAACCAAAAGAGGACAATGCTGGATGCTAGGAAGGCACAGATTGATGGTCGGAGATAGTACCAAACGCCAGGATGTAGAAAAGCTTTGCAGCGACGCTACCATGGATATGGTCGTAACTGATCCACCGTATAACGTAGCCTTAGGGCAGCACATGAGACCTTCAGAGGCTAAGCAGCTACACCGAAGAACCGACGGACTGGTCATTGATAACGACTCATGGGAAGACGACGAGGGCTTTATCGAGTTTCTAAAAGTAGCCTTCGAGAACATGACAGAACAGCTCAAGGCCGGAGGAGCCTTCTACATTTGGTACGCTTCAACACAGAGTAAGAACTTCCTGGAAGCAGCAGAACGCGCAGGCCTAAACATCCGACAAACCTTGATCTGGAACAAGAACACATTCGCACTGGGTCGCCAGGACTACCAGTGGAAACATGAGCCGTGCCTTTACGGATGGAAAGATGGCGCAGCCCATTACTTTGTCAACACTAGAAACCTTGTAACCGTACTCGAAGACACAGAGAACCTGGACATTGACAGCATGAAGAAGGACGAGCTTAAAGACCTTCTAAAATCAATCCTGGGGGGGTGCAAGGACACAACGATTCTGGACGAGAAGAAGCCTATAAAATCCAATCTGCATCCAACCATGAAACCAATTCCATTGCTTGCAAGGCAGATCAAGAACAGCAGCCGAACTGGAGAAAACGTGCTGGACCTATTCGGAGGTTCAGGCTCCACGCTTATGGCTTGCGAACAGCTAGGACGGAGGTGCTTCATGATGGAGTATGATCCACACTATGCCGATGTAATTATCAAGCGCTGGGAAGATTACACCGGAGAACAGGCGGAGCTGATATCAGATGCCTGCTAAGGGATTAGCTGGGCGCACGAAAAGCGAAGCGGCAAGACAGCGCAAGGACCCCATGCAGAACCTGAAACCATTCACAAAAGAGAATGCGGCAGAGATGGGACGCAAGGGCGGAGCCGCAAGCCAGAAAGTCCAGAAAAAGAAAAAGAAGCTGAAACAATGCCTGGCCGCAATTCTAGAGTTGGAGCCAAGCGAAAGAAACAAAGAGAAGCTGATCGACATGGGATTAGAAGATGATGAGCTCAGCAATCAAATGCTTCTAGCTGCAACCATGTTCAATAAAGCCACACGCGGAGACGTAAGGGCTGCAGAATTTATTCGAGACCTTACAGGACAGCAACCAGTCACAAGCCTAGACAGAGCCAGAACGAAGCTGATGAACGCACAGGCTGAACAGATCAAAAGACAAGGCGACCCTTCTAAAGAGATTACGAAGCTGGATCTTTTATTGAAAGCTATGGACACCGTAGCCGGAGACGATAGTGGAACTAACTGAGAAACAGAAAGAGTTCTGGAATCATAAACCGAGCCGCTGGAACATAAAAGAAGGTGCTACACGTAGCGGAAAGACGTGGCTGGACTATTACATCATCCCGAAACGGATTCGAGCTATAGAGGGCCTTCCAGGCCACGTGTTCCTCATAGGAAACACAAAGTCGACACTTGAAAGAAACGTTCTAGAACCCATGCGAGAACTATACGGGCCAGAATTGGTTGGAAGAGTAAGACCAGACAACACGGTAAAGCTTTTCGGTCGTATGTGCTACGCGATAGGCGCAGACAAAGAAAGCCAGGTTACAAAGATTCAAGGGGCCTCAGTAGCGTACTGCTACGGGGATGAAGTCGTAACCTGGAATAAGAAAGTATTTGACATGTTAAAATCCCGTCTAGATAAACCGTATAGCTGCTTTGACGGAACATGCAACCCGGACAACAAGAACCATTGGTTTTTAAAGTTTCTAGAATCAGGAGCCGACATCTTCCGACAGAAATACACGATTGAAGACAACCCTTTTCTGCCGCAGGAATTCGTGGAAAACTTGAAACTTGAATATCGAGGGACAGTCCTATACAACAGATACATACTAGGAGAATGGTGCAACGCGGAAGGGCTACTCTTTCCACAGTTTGCTGATAATCCAGACGAGTGGGAAGTCAAAGGAGAACTTCCACTTTTTAACATGATCAACATAGGCCTGGACATAGGTGGAACACGTTCACACAGTAGCCTGATCGTAACGGGAATCACGGCAGACCTTTCTGAGATTGTAACCTTTGCAGAACGTAAAGTCGTACATGCTAAAGGAACTATAGATGCCGAAAGACTTTGCACAGAGACAGTCGACCTGATCAGAGCTTTATGGATTCAAGGCTTCGTGGTATCAAGCGTTTTTGTAGATAACGCAGAACAAGTCATTTTGAACAGTATACGAGTAGCCGTACAAAGGGCAGGCTTTCCAACTAATGTGATGGATTGCCGCAAGATAGACGGAAAGACTAGGATTCTGACATACAACATGATGCTGAACCGACACAAGATGAAGTTCCAGGCAGTACCTATGGTGGTCGAAAGTTTGAGCACAGCTTTATACGATACAAAATCGAAGGAAGACAAGATTCTGGATGACTTTACAACCGACGTCGATACATTCGACGCCCATTTTTACAGTTGGTCGACATATATGGATCTGATCACAGGAAGGAGAACTTAAATGAGAATTCTATTCACAATACTAAAGGACTTAGGATATCCTGTGAGCCAGGAAGTCCAAGACTACTACAACAAAATCCAATTCTGGAACGATTGGTGGAAGGGCTACGTTCAAGAATTTCATAAATACGAGATCAAGAACGAAAGTGGAAACAGCAGAGATGTGAAGCGCAAGCAAATGCGAATGGCTAAGAAAATCTGCGAAGACTGGGCCGATTTACTTCTAAACGATAAGACTCGAATTCTTGTAGAGTGTGATGACCACGGAACGAGCATCACGCAAGAATTTCTGACCGGAGACAAAGAGGACCAGAACGGCGGAGTTTTAGGAAACAGCAAGTTCTGGAAGCTAGGAAACAAAGCGGTCGAGAGAGAATTCGCACAAGGTACTGTGTGCTTCTATCTGCAGCTTGTAAATCCAACAGTAAACAAAGGGCAGCTGAGTGCCCAGAGCGTACAAATCAAAGCTATCAAAGACGCGCAGAAAATAGTGCCGTTGACCTATGACGAGGAAGACATCTCAGAAATTGCACTGGCTAGCGAGTACACACAAAACGGGGAACGTTTCATGTACATCCAGGTCTTCAAGCAAGAGCAAGAAGGCTACCAAATCTACAACCACTACTTCAAGATCAACAACGTGGCAGGAGATGCTGTAGGCTATGAAAGAGTATCAGCACCAAATGGTGAAGCAATCAGTTACAAGCTACCTTGTAAACCTTTTGTAATCCTAAAGCCCAATATTGAAAACAACATAGCAGACGTGCCTCTAGGAATGTCGATCTACGCAAACGCAATCGACATGCTAGAAAGCTGCGACTTGGCATACGACAACCTATTCATGGATACTTTGCTAGGAAAGAAAAAGGTTTTCATGGATCAGGCGTTATTCAGCATGAAGCCAACAGCCTACGCGCTAAACGATAAAGGTGAACGAGTACCAGTAAGGCAAGAGCCAGATGTCGGTGCAACTTTGGAGAAATCTCTATATGTAAGTACGGGAACACAAGTAAGTCCAGACAAGCCTCGACTTTTTGAGGAATACAATCCAAGCCTTCGAGTTGACGAGAACAAAGAGAATGTTCAATTCAATCTAAATCTTTTATCAAGTAAATGCGGACTTGGGCAAAATAGATACCAGTTCAGCATCCAAAACATGACCACAGCAACACAGGTTCGTGCAAGCAATAAAGAGCTAACAGAAAGCGTCTGGAAGCAACGTATCGCAATCCAGGACGCCCTTACAGAGCTAACGAGATCGATTATCATCCTAGGCAAAGAGAAGTGCCACATATCCGGGCTTGATCCAGACGTTCGCATCACAATCCAATTTGACGACACTATGTTTTCAGACGAGGAAGCGGAACGCCTAAGAATGCTTCAGGAAATCTCGGCCGGCATCCTACAGAAATGGGAATACAGAGTTCGATATTACGGAGAGGACGAAGAAACAGCCAGAAAGATGACCGGAGAAACAGAAAACCCAGCAGACAGAATTCAAAGTACGTTCTTCCAACAGGACAAAACACAAAAAGAGGAGCCAGAGGGTGAGGCCTAATGTTAGAACCGAAATACCTACAAAACGTAGGTGACGACCTAGAAAAGCTATATCAGGAATTGGCCACAGAAATACTGGTAGACATAGCAGAACGAATCAAATTAAACCAGGACGCAATGACAAGCACAACGGAGTATTTAAACAACAAACTAAAGCAGCTAGGACTCCAGCAAGACTGGATTAACAAAAGGCTAGCTGAAATACTTCACATTTCCGAAGAAGAAGTCGACCGGATCATGCAACAGAGTGCCTATAAAAGTATCCGCGACACATTCGACAGACTAGAGGCTGGAGGATACGACACAAGCGGCTTAGAATTTTCGGATCAGATCAAAAAAGGAACATCAGCACTGTGGGGAGACATCCAGAACCTTACAAGGACCACAGCTCAACTGGCTAGCGACACTTTTATGAGGTACTACGACATGGCTTATCTTCAGGTATCAAGCGGAGCTTACTCACTAGATCAAGCAACCGCAAACACAATAGACAAGCTATGCAGAGAAGGCCTAACAAAAGTATCCTACCCAAGCGGTGCTCAACGATCAATCGAGGCGGCCGTTCGATTGGCAGTACGAACCGCAGTTAACCAGAACGCCCTGGCTTGCGAGAAATCGGTCATTGATGAGCTAGATATAAATCTAGTACAGACAAGTGCCCACATGGGAGCCAGACCAAGCCACGCAGCCTGGCAAGGGAAAGTGTTCTGGGTAAACTATCCGGAAGGAAACTACGAGAACTTTTATGAGGCTACGGGATACGGAACAGGCGCAGGACTTGGCGGATGGAACTGTAGGCATTCATTTACCGCATACTTCCCAGGAATAAGTGAGGATTACAACAAGCCTGTAAATCCTAAAGAAAATGACAGAATATACCAGATGGAGCAAAAGCAAAGGTCCTACGAAAGAAACATGAGAAAGTGGGACAGAGAGCGACGTGTGAAAGCCGCAGCAGGGCTAGACACGACGAAAGAGGATTACTGGTATAAATACAACAAGATGAGACTGAAAGAGCTTGTGGACGCTTCTAACGGGTATCTGAAACGAGATTATTCAGCTGAGAAGATAGGCGGAACAAAAGGTCGACCTTACAAACCTGTAAGAATACCGAAGAAACAGCTGGAATATAAAGAGACGCACAAGGAAGAGGGACACCGCGGAATTGTAAAGAAAGCTACTATAGACAGAGCATATATAAATTCATCAGAGTATAAATCGAGATATAAAGGAATGACAGATGACCATAAAGTGAATAGAATTTTAGCAAGAGAAGCAGTGGCAATTTTAAAGCATAGACAAGGAACGCTCAAAGAAGACTTGGTATATATTAATCCCGAGAATATGCAAATTCTAAGAAACAGGAGTCATTCGGTAGATAGTCAGGTGCCGCCGACAGAAAAGATGAGGGCTTTATTAAAAGCAAATCCCGGAAAGATCATAGCTATACACAACCACCCAGAAAGTAGCGTACCAAGCGCTCCAGACTTATACGCTGCGGTTAATTACGACTTTGGAATTGTAGCAGCCCATAACGGCGTGATTTTTAAATACTCTGTAAACGAAGATATAGAAAAGGTGTCTAATTTCACGATAAATTATCAGCTTGATTACCTACAGCAAAGTATCTATAATGGAGACGGGAAAGTTCAGATTCAAAATAAGGAACTTGAGCGAATCCTAAAAAGGCTAGAGGACATAGGAATAAAAATGGAGGTAATAGCATGATCACAATTGAAAGTATTATCAAAAAACTGGGGTTTGACCCCAGAAAGGATGACGACTATGACTGGTGGAAAAAACTGGATGGGTATACTTGCGACGACAGCAAGCCTAACCCTTTTAGCGTACTTACTAGAGAAGAATCAAAGTTTTTAAGAGATACTGGAATTTTTAAAATTTAGAACACAACTAAATAAGGACAAGAACCGTGCTAGAAATGGCGCGGTTTTTATTATGCCCTAAGCACGGCATATAAAAGGCTTGAATACCCCTCGGCACGGGATATAAAAGGCCGGACTCGATACTGGAGTGAACCAGATATAAAAAACGCAGGAGGACAAAAATGGAGTTTTTAAAAGAAATCTTAGGGGAAGAATTGTATGCACAGGTTGCAGCTAAGTTAGAAGGAAATAAAGACGTAAAATTAGCGAACCTTGCCTCAGGAGACTACGTCTCGAAAGCAAAATACGAGAGCGACATGCAAGCTAAAGAAACGCGCATTCAAGAGCTTACACAAAGCGTCAAGAATTTTGACGGAGTAGACGTAAAACAACTACAAAAAGACGTCAACGACTGGAAAACAAAATACGATCATGACTTGGAAGAAACAAAACGTGACAGCGCAATTCGTTTAGCTATCGCAAAATCTGGAACCTTATCTGAAAAGGCCTTGATGGGATTACTAGATAAAGACAAGATCAAGTTTGATAAAGACGGAAAATTAACAGGACTTGACGAACAATTAGAAGCTATCAAGAAAGAAGACAGCTTCTTATTTAAGGCGGCAGAGCCAAACAAGCCAAAAGGTGACGATGTAAAACTTGATGGAGATCACGGAGGAAGTCCGAAACCAGAGGCACCAACAACTCTAGCCGGCGCAATTTCAGAATACTATAAAAAATAGGAGGAACTAAAAGATGCCAATTACATTAGAGCAATCAAAAGTCGGTTTAGCCGATCACGTAGACCAGCAGGTCATTGACGAGTTCCGCAGGGACTCTTTTATTTTGGATCGTTTACCATTCGATAACTCAGTATCACCAGGAACTGGTGGCTCAACATTAACTTATGGCTATTTACAATTAAAAACACCATCAGTGGCTGAAGGTCGTAAATTGAATAGCGAATACACAGCAGGAGAAGCTGTAAAGACTCAGAAAACTACAAACTTAAAAATCTTCGGTGGAGCTTACGAAGTAGACCGTGTATTAGAAGACACAGCAGCAAGCTCAGAAATTGCATTCCAATTAGCTCAGAAAATCATTGCAGTAAAGAACAAATTCCACTATGACTTCATTAACGGAAAGTCAACAGCCAAAGGAACTGCTGCAACAGATAACACAAGCTTTGATGGTTTGGATGTATTAGTAAAGGGGACAAATACGGAAGAGAAAAACGCAGATGCAGCCTTTGATTTATCGACAGCAGCAAAGATCAAAGAAAACGCAGATGCCTTCACTTTTGCATTGGATTCTTGGTTATCAACTTTCTCTGTAAAACCAGACGCTTTATTAGTAAACCGCAAGACAGCTACGGTTTTAAAGACAGTCGCTAAAATGCAAGGATACTACACAAGATCAGAGAACAGCTTCGGCCAAGGTGTAGACAACTACGACGGAATCGCAATCGTTGACATGGGAGAATACTACAATGGAACCAAATCCTTGATGTGCGTACCTATCGACGACTCAACAGGAACGACAAGCATTTACGCTGTAAAATTCGGATTGGATGCCGTGCACGCAGTTAGTCCACAAGGACAAAAAATCATCCACCAATACATGCCAAACTTAAGCGAACCAGGGGCCGTTAAAAAAGGTGAAGTAGAAATGATTGCTTCTATCGTTTCTAAGGACACTACAAAAGCCGGTGTATTCCGTAATGTACAAGTAGCTCCTGTCGCAATGTAAGGAGATAAAGTATGATCCTAAGCTTTGAGGAATACACAGCCTTAGGTGGAACGCTACTGGATGAAGTAGAATACGCACAGATAGAACCAAGAACCGAAAGCCTTTTAGAAGCCTACATTCGAGAGAGGATTCCATACTGGAAAGTTCAGGCTTTGAAAGACTACGACATGGATCTAAAAAAAGCAGTCCTATACCAGATTGACTTCATAGAAGCACATGGCGGAATGGATTGCTTTGTGGGTTCTAGCGATATGAACTTCACAGGCGCAACCACAAGCGGTTTCTCGTATTCCGTAGATAATGCAAAAACGATAAGGTTCCATGACATACCCTTATCAAGCCTAGCAGTATCAGAGCTTGACTACCAGCTACTCAAAGCAGGACTAGCCTGCCAGGCGGTATGGTAAAAAGCCCGAGATGGCTTAGGCCGCACACAATAAAAGTCATGAACATTCTAGGAGAAGAAAACCTAGAAGAAACTACGTCAACAGTAACGGTCCAACACGTAAAGGTTTCCAAGACAAAGGCCCGGACTTATGGACAGACGGGCGCCAGTAATTCCGATACGATCCTCATAACGATAGACGTGAACGATTATAAGGCGGACAAGGTTCTAGTTTCCCCTTCAGAATTTAAGACGCCAGATACTCAATTCACAATTAGAACCGGGGACCGTATCGAAGTACACGGCGACATTTACGAGATCACTAATGTGAATATTCTAAACCCCTTGAGAAATACGCCGGAATTCATAGAGGTAACATGTGAGTGAGTATCATCTAAAAGTTATAGTCGATATCCCGGTGGCACAGCTACAGGCCAGAGGAACGAAAGCGCTCCGACGGTCTAGATTGAAGCTGAAGCAGCTTATCGTTCAAGACACGAACAAAAACGTGCCTATTGGAAAAGGAACGCTGAGAACATCAGCTTTAAGATGGGCGGCACAGGATAACGATTGGATCTTATGGGACACGCCATACGCGCACTTCCAACATACAGGAAGGGTGATGATTGGAACTCATAGCCACAGTCCATGGGCTAAACACGGCGAAACAAAAGTCTATACAACTCGAAGTTTGAGCTATAGACAAGGAGGTTCTGAGTGGTGGCCTAAAACATTGAAGGCACGAAAGAACGCTTGGATGGAAGGCGCGAAAAAGTTTTTCAAGGAGGAATTCAGATGAGTGAAAAGAAGATCATAAAGCTGGAAGACGTAAAGCAGGTTGAAGACGGGCTGTATAGCTTTTTTTCTTCAATCAATATCAACAACATACCGTGGTGCCTGGAGTACTTCAACGACTCCAAACACACCGCTTTACTTTTCAAAAGTAGTGGCTACACGGAAGAAATAGAACACTATCTGGGCGGTGGCTACAGGGCTACTTACCCATTTGAAATTTATATTCAAGCAAGTAGAAAGGATACGAAAGCACGTCTGGACTTATCCCGAATCCTGTATGCACTAGTACAGGCACTCGCGGAAGAGGAGGAGCAAGGTTTTCCAAATCTAGCACTGGATGAAGCGATACCACAAGAGGTCACGCTCACAACGCTACCTTCAGACTACACGGGAGAAGAGGCCACGCTTTCAACTTTCTACTGCTCTATGACATTAACCTACGAAAAGAAAGGAAGGTTTGAATAATGGCAGCAGAACTACCTAAAAGAGAGATCAAAGTCGAAGAGAATCTACATTACGTGAAATTCACAGGCTCAGAAAGCTACGTTCTAGCCAACAAAGGATTGACTAACTGGGAGCAAGCCATGAATGCTACAACAGATGATGGCGTGCAATATATCGGAGAAGCAGGAAGCCAAAGCCAGGTTACAGGCTATGCGCCTACAGTATCTTACGAGGGCCGAGCATATCCTGGGGACGCCTTTAACTACTGGCTATATTTGCAAGGTAAAGAACAAAGAGTCGGTTCTACTTTTGAAGAAATCGAAGTGGAAACATGGAACGAGAAAACAGCTAAGTCTGGTGACTTTGTAGCATATCAAAGAATCTATGAAGTGCAACCAGACAACCCAGGAAGTGGAGAGGCCGGAGCTAAGCTAACATGCTCTGGAACATTTGCACAACAAGGCGATCAGGTAAAAGGAACGTTCAACATTAAAACGAAAACATTTACCGCAGACAGCGCCACAGAGTAAAGCACTTAACAACATAAGGAGGACATCATGGAACTAAAGTTACAAAAGCAGTTATTAAAAGAAATCGACATTGACGGACACAGATTCTTAGTCGATGTAAAGGACACTTCTAAAATTGAAGCCCTAGAAAACTGGGCAACAGAACAGAATTCTCTAAACAAATTCGGAAAAGAATCATTAGATGAATGCCCTGCTTTGATTGATAAGATTCTAGGAGATGGAGCCTTTGAGACTTTATTCAAAGGATACGAAGAAAGCTCGGCACAATATGAGCTTTGCTTCACATTACACAGCATCTTTCAGGATGAATTTTTAAAGGATCAGCAGGCAAAAGTCGCGGAAGAAGAGAAGAAGAATCTGAACAAAATCGACAAGCTTTGCGAATCTATGGACAAATTTAACAGGACATTAGAATACGCAGACAAACGATATGGAGGAAGAAATGTTGTGGCTAAAGAGAGAAGATCTTCCGGAAAGCGTAGACGTTAACGGAACGATTTTCCCTATCTTTGCAGACTTTAGAACCTGGGTCCGAGTTGACAGCGTTATACAAGATAATGCAATACCAGAGGAACTGAAGCTGCCCGTTATTTGTGATCTAATAGGAATCAACCCTTTTGCTTTTAAAGGCAATCAGAAGGACCTATGGGATGCAATAATGGGCTTTTATTTTTGCGACAAAAAGCCTAAAGAATCTTATGCCAAGACAAATGGACGACAAGGCTATCGGTTCGAATACGATATGGACCTTATATATGCAGCGTTTAGACAGCAATACAATATAAATCTTTTAGACGCCAAACTTCATTGGTTTGAATTTAAAGCACTTTTTAATGCACTAAACGATGATACCATGATCATTCGAGTTATTGGTTACAGAACCAGAGACACTTCAAACCTAAAAGGGGAAGAGAAAACTCATGCACAACGTCTAGAGAGATACTACCGTCTACCAGAGGAAGAAGGGCCCGAAAATGAAAGAACACCGCAAGAAATAGAAGCAGAACTTCTGGCCAGATTAGAAACCTAGGAGGTTGAGAAAATGGCATCAGGAGCTGATGGAACAATTAAAGTCAAGTTAGGACTTGACGACAGCGAATACAAAAGCGGCCTTAGCGGAGCGCATAAAAGTGCGGAAAGCTTCGCAGACAAAGTGAAGTCAACCTTCGTGGGCGCAACGGTATTCAAAGCCGCCAGCAAAGGTTGGGACTTAATATCTGGATCAATCGGAAAAGCAACCGCCCGATTAGATGCCATGTCAAAAGCTAAACAAGTTATAGGAGTTTTAGCAGGAAGCAGCGAAAAAGCTGCGAAGGTTGTAAATAACTTAAGTGATGCTGTAACGGATACCGCATATGGACTAGATACGGCAGCCACTTCGACACAAAAACTGGCTACATCAGGACTGGGATTAGATAAGTCTACTCGAATGGTAAAAGATATGATGGACGCCGTTTCCTTTTATGGAGATGGAACAAACGAAACCTTGGCCAATACAGTAGATGCAATTGCAAAGATGAATGCCTCTGGTAAGATTTCAGCCGATCAGTGGCAACGTTTGACTGACGCAGGAATTCCTGTTTTAAAGATTTTCGCAGAAAAAACGGGAAAGAGTATGGAAGAAGTATCAGACGCTTTCTCTAAGGGCCAGATTAGTGCGCAGGAATTCAATGATGTACTGATGGACGCCTTAGAGAACGGGACAGAATCCTTTCCAGCAGTAGCAGGAAAAGCCAAAGAGATGGCCGGAAGCTTTGCAACAAGCTTCACGAATATGTCGGCACGTATCGCAATCGGTATCGCTAACATCATCACGGCTTTCAACGACTTTTTAGCAGATAACAGCTTACCCACAATTCAAGAAATGATTGCAAACTTCGGTTCTGTAATCAGAGACGGATTAAACTGGATTGCAGAAGAAGTGCCAAAAGTACTGAACGCAATCAAGGAGTTCTTCGCGCCAACAGCGGAAGCAATTAAAGCAGCAACAGAAAAAATTCAGGAAGCCTGGAACAATGTACGAGATACAATCGCACAGAAGCTAGACTCCAACGATTCCTTAGACTTCGTAAAAAGTGCCTTGGAAAGAATCAGAGATATTCTGCCAATTCTTGTAGAAAAAGTAGGAGAGTTCGTCGCAGCCTTTATCGAAAATCTTCCAAACATTATAGACAAAGTACAAACTGTAGCAGATACGATTCAAGGACTTATGCCTTTAATTGCCGCTGTAGCCGGAGCCTTTGCAGCTTGGAAAGGAATCAAGGCTGTTAGCGATATAGCTAAAACAATCGGTGACGCTGGAAAGAAGATCAAGACATTCGGTAGTCTAGTATCGAAGGGCTCTGGATTGATTGACGGACTAGCATATGCCGCATCATCAGGAACGGGCGTATTTGCGAGTATGGCCGAATCCTTCACACTAGCTGGCGGAGGCCTTTCAGGATTAAGCGCAGCTCTAGGAGTAATCGGTGGGCCTATCACATTAGTGATCGTAGCTATCGGAGCACTAGTAGCTGCATTCGTTTATCTATGGAACACAAGCGACAGCTTCAGAGAATTCTGGATCAATCTATGGGATGGCATAAAGGAAACTACTGGCCAGGTTATAGATGGGATCGTTAATTTCTTCACAGTAACAATTCCAGAAGCTTTTCAAAGCTTTGTAGACGCAGCACAGAACCTGGCTACACAAGTAGTTCAGTTTTTTACGGTAACGATTCCTGAAGGCATAAACACACTAGTGACAAACATTCAAACGTTCTTCGGGACAACAATACCTTACTGGATCGGATACGCTGTAGGATTTATTTTAGGAAAATTAATCGAATGGGGTGCAAGCCTAGTGCAATTCGTAACGCAGGACATCCCGCAGTTTATATCTGGAATCGTCGAGTGGTTCACCCAGCTACCTGGCATGGTTTGGACATGGCTTCTTGAGACAATCAACAAGACAGCCGAGTGGGTGAGTCAAATGATCCAGAAAGCCGTTCAGGCAGGGCGTGACTTTGTATCAAATGCGATCAACTTTATCTCACAATTACCTGGTAAAGTATGGACTTGGCTATCAAGTACAATCAGCAATGCTGCAAGTTTTGCAAGTCAGTTTGTACAGCAAGCGATTCAAGCAGGACAGAATTTCTTCAATGGAATTGTAAACAAGGTAAGAGAAATACCCGGTCAGATGCTATCTATTGGCTCGGATATCGTAGGCGGTATTAAACGAGGAATCAACAACGCATGGAGTGGATTGACTGGATGGCTTGGAAATATGGCCAAAGGCCTTATTGACGGCGTAAAAGGAGCCCTAGGAATCGGGTCGCCTTCAAGACTATTCGCAGATCGTATCGGTAAATGGATCCCCGCCGGAATCACTCTAGGTGTAGAAAGAGCTATGCCAAAGGCTAAGGCCTTTATGAGTAACATGTCGACAGAACTAATAGACGCCGCTAACATGGACAGCCTAACTTCGAGATTGGCCCTAGAAAGAAATCCTGGAGCCCTAGGAAGCGGCTTAGGCAATACAGTCGTCTATCAGGTAGATCAGACTATAAATTCAGCGAAGGAACTAAGACCTAGCGAAATCGCGCAAGAAACAGAAAGAATGGTTAGGAGGTTAGCATGGGCGTAACAGTAATATACACAAACAGCCTGGGGAAATCAGTTGAGTTTTCCGAGGCCTCAGGCATACGACTAACAACGCTAGACGGAATCTCTAAAAACGAGATCACTTTATCAGAATCAAGCGTTTCGAATCAAATCGGGACAACGGTGTCCGGAGCTTCTATTGAGCCCAAGGACATCACCCTAGAGGGGCGCTTTAAATATAATGGAGATATTAGAAAAAAACTTCTAGCTGTAATCCTTCCTGGAGTATCAGCAACACTGCGTTATATCAACACTAGAGCTGGGGTCGACGTATACTGGAAGGTTGATCCTAAAACGACGCCAGTCATCACACTCAATGAAACTTGGCAGAAATTCCAGATTGTATTGAGGGCTCCATTTCCATACGCAAGACGTGCAAAGGAAACAAAGGTGACCTTCCAGAGATTGAGGTCGCTTTTTAAATTTCCTCGCTCCTTTTCAAATGCAGAGCCTTGGAAAATATCAGAAAAGATTCTAAGCCCACTAGTGACAGTCGACTACAAGGGAAGCATAAACACTGGCTTTCTTTTGACAATGAAAGCAGAGGCAAAAGTGAAAAATCCGAAAATACTAAATGTGTTTACTCAAGAACACATATCCTTCGGACAAGTGGCAGACCTAGAAATGAATATAGGGGATGTGCTAGAAATAAGTACATTTGCAAACGAGCAATACTGCCACTTGATACGAAACGGAGAAGTAGAAAACATTTTCTGGATGACAGACTACGATTCCGAGTTTTTTCAGATTCGGCCTGGAGAAAATGTATTGAACTATACTGCAGAGGAAAACCCAGGAAGCCTTGATGCGCTTCTACGATTTGAAGAAGTACTGGCAGGTGTATAGATATGCACTATTATATTTATGACAGAGAAGGAAAGAGACAAGGACCTCTCCAGAATATCACGAGCGTGCAATGGAACCCAAAATATTATGAAACAGGGAAAGCCGAGATTCATGTGGAATATACGGAGTTCAATACTAAATATTTACAGAAATGGAACCGAATCGTTTGCAAGGAAAGAAATGAGATTCTATTTATTGAATCCGTAGAAAGACTTGCAAAAGAAATTGTAGTACTCGGGCATATGGACAATTTGGAGGACCGCATAAACCTCTATACTTTGACCGTTCGAAATGTGGAACAATCACTGCTCGGTAATTTTGAAAAGAACAAACGCGGATTAGATATAGTAATCGGGAAGAATATAGGCCTTCCTGGAAAGCTTGAGAACGCATCCGACACAACATACGACACGCTCAGGACTATGGCACAGAAATACTGCAGGCTAGTAGGCTATGGATACAGAGAAGTTCTAAAAGGGACTACACTGAATTACTTCGAGATCTATACAGGGTCAACAAAGAACAAGTTGAGGTTTTCAGATAAACTTGGAAACTTAATATCGCAGACTTTTATAGAGGATATATCAGGCTATAAAAACTATGCTTACGTGTACGGTGAAGAATCTGGATCAGAACGAAAAAGCGTGATTGTAGATCTTCGAATAGGAGACGAGCCAAGAATGGAACTGTATGTGGATGCCAGAGATTTGCAGTCCACATATACTGATGCCTCAGGCAACAAGCAAACCTATACGGAAGAAGAATATAGCAATTTGCTAAAAGAGAGGGGTCTTAGTAAGCTGGCAGAGACTAGAAAGGGCTCTTCTAAATTTGAATTTGAAATTGATGCGGACGACAAGAAGGCTGTTCTTCAAAAGGATTTTAACCTAGGAGACGTGATACCATGTCTAAGCTTTAAATTCAATCTATTTACGTTTGCGAGAATAACAGGCCTTAAGTTTGTAGAAGAAAGCAATTTACAGACGCAGGTCACTCTTGAACTAGAACTCATAGAGGTTCAAGAAAGCGCAACAAAAATGAAAGGAGGGGGCTCATGACAGCATACCCTTTAAACGATACGGAGTATCTGGCAGAAGATCTGCGGATGTTCCATGCCGGGAGAACACCTGGCCTTTTTAATATCACCGGTGAAGACTTCAAAGTAAAAATTGCCGGCGGTATGAATATATCAGTCGGTAACGGGCTCGCCTTTTTAAAAACATCCAGCAATGGAATAGGTGGTATCGTTTACTCGCCTAAAGACGAAACTACCCTGACAGCTACCGTCGCTACGAACTACACTAGATATGACTACGTGGCCATTCGATATGATAAGATCAGCAATTCATGCGGTCTTGTATATCAGGAAGGAACGCAGTCAATGCCTATGCCTATTCGAAATCTAGAACAATACGAGTTGATCATTGCGATTGTAGTTTTAAAGACATCAGCTGGAGAAATCACGCAAGAAATGATTCAAGACGTAAGACTTGACGAAAACTATTGCGGACTAACGGTTGATACTTTAACGCGAGTACCAACGCAGGAACTGTACGACCAATTCCAAAGTTTCTATGAGAGGATCCAGAAAGAAAATGAGGACACCCAATACGCCAATGACGTGAAATTCAAAAAATGGTTCGAGTCTTTAGAAGAAACGCTTCAGGGTGAAGTCGCAACGGCACTAGCCGCCCGCATTCTAAGCCTTGAGAATATGCTTCTAAATAATCACATTTATACAGAAGTCATGGTGGATGCAGACACAACATTAACCGACGAGGAAGGCACAAACGTATTTGCAGACTGGAAGTATCAAGTTCAGTAGGTACGATCATGAGACAAGGGACAACACCAACTCTGGTCATTCATACTTCAGGAATTGAGCTAGAAAAACTAACAAGTCTATATTTAACAATCAAACAAAGTGGGACTATTCTAACTAAAAGAATGGAAGACCTAGTGATTGAGGAAAATACTGTGGCTGTAACGCTAACCCAGGAAGAGACGCTTCAATTTATGCCTGGACGATACCAGGTGCAAATTCGAGCTATCACTGAAGAAGGAACAGTCATAGCTTCCCCAATTCTAACTCGTCCCGTTTTTCCGGTTTTATATAAGGAAATCATAGAATGATGAAAGATGAATTTAGTATCAATCTAGCCGAGGAAAACGAAAGCCTGGGGTTTGAGTTCAAAGAGCAATACGTCGCAGGAACAAGTGACTACAACAAACTGAAAAACAAGCCTACTCTAAACGGTAGAGAAATCATAGGAGCTATGGAAGAAGAGGACCCGACAGTTTCTGGATGGGCGAAAGAACCAACAAAGCCAAGTTACACGGCGGAGGAAATAGGCGCAATAAAAAATGACGAGATCAAGGCAATCTCACTAGACGAGCTTAACAGCTTGTGGAAAGGTGTATAAACATGACTACAGAATATCTGGACAAGGCAGGGGCGACCCTACTGATTCAAAAGACAAAAGCAGAATTAGCAAAGAAAGTCGATGCCGTAGGCGGGAAAGTACTTTCAACAAATGATTACACTACAGCAGAAAAAAACAAGTTAGCTGGTATCGCATCAGGAGCTCAGGTTAACGCGATCACAACGGTGAAGGTTAACGGAACAGCACTAACACCAGACGCCAGCAAAGCTGTGAACGTAACCACGCCAACAAAGGTATCGCAATTAACAAATGACAGTGGATTTCAGAACGCTACACAGGTTAATTCAACGATTACAGGAAAAGGCTATCAGACGAAAGCCGAAGTTCAATCGTTAATCAATTCGGCAGTAGGAAGCATCGCGTCTATTAGATATGAAAAGGTAACGAGCTTACCTGCTACAGGCTCTAATGGCGTGATTTATTTGGTTGCGCATTCACATGGAACGCAAGATATTTATGATGAATATATTTGGATTTCAGAATCCAAAACATTTGAAAAGATTGGTAATACAGACATTGATCTAAGTGGCTATGTAAAGAAAACCGATTTAACAGCAATCACGACAGACGAGCTGAACGCAATGTGGTCCGCAGCATAGGAGGTGAAAGCCTATGCTCGGTTTTAAAGATAAGGCAGCTATTAACTGGATCGTAACCAAGATAAAGTCTGTAACTACATCACATAACGCATTGAATCAAATGGTGATGAATAATCACTTTACCACAAATTTGAATGCTACAAGCGCTCAAGATTTAGTGGATGAAAAAGGAAATACAATCTTAGCCGATTGGTCTTATGAAGTAGCAAGTGGAGAAGTTGGTAAGGATTGGAAATATAAAGTCAAGGAGGAATAACATGCCAGGAAAACAAGTAACAGAACTAGACGCATTGCCTACATTTACCGACACTAGTCTATTGCCTGTTCATAACGGAGCAGGCTTAAAAAAAGGTACATTGTCGCAACTAACGGATTACATTGCAGAAAGATTCAGTAATCCGAATTTATTGCTTAACTCTAATTTCAGAGTTGACCAAAGAGGGCGTGGAACATACACGAATAACACTACAAGGCCAATGTATACACTAGATAGATGGATGAGCATTAATACTAAGGTCGTATACAATGTTGATGGCACGGCAACTATCACATCATTAGCTACTACCGATACAAGTGCGTGGTTTAAACAAATCTTAGAACACGCAATCAATGATACGTGCACTTTATCGTGCAATATTACGGCAGTAACAGGTAGTGCGTATTTATACAATCATGCAAATGGAAAGAAGATTGTAAAAGGCTTAAATACCGTAACTTTATCTTATTTAAAGGAAGCAAGTATTGAATTAAAGCAAGGTGCATCAATTACGATTGAATGGATTAAATTGGAGAAAGGCAGTAAAGCTACTGCTTACGTAGCACCAAATTACGCAAACGAACTACAAAGATGTATGATGTATTACAATGTTGTAAATACATCACTAAATGGCTATTTTACAACACAAATGTATGTCGGATGTGAAGCCCTATTAAACATGCGAACAAAGCCGACTGTTAAGGGTGTAGGAAGTATTTGGGTTTATTACTATGGAGGAAATACAAAATACGAATTCAGTGATTTGCAATCTATCGTGCTAACCAAATATTCAGAAATCACGTTACTCGCGGCTCCTTTAAATGTATCTCAACAAAATATGACTGTTGTCTTTGATGTAGATAGCTACATTGAATTAGACGCAGAAGTTTACGCGTAGGAAGGAATGAGAAGAATGTATAAGGTATATGTCAAATTAAATGAAGATAAATGTATTACATCAATTAATTCTGAAATCTTTCTATCAAACGAAGAAATGCAAGCCATGAAAAATATTGATGAAGGTGAAGGTGATAAATACGTACACGCTCAATCACAGTATTTAGAAAATGGATTAATTGATAAATATGGCAGATATAACTACAAATTCACAGAAGGAAAGATTGTAGAAATTTCAGAGGATGAGAAGTCGGAAATCGTGCAACCAGAACAACAAGCAACGGCGCAGGATAAGATTGAGGCTCAGGTCATGTATACAGCCTTGATGACAGACACACTTCTAGAAGAAAGCGAGGCCTAATCTATGTTTAAAAAAATCAAAAGATTTTATGATCTAAAATTATATACAGATAAGCAGGTAAGAAAATTCTGTGAAAAAGGATTCATCACAGCTGATCAGTATAAAGAAATTACTGGAGAAGCATACTAGCACTGGAAACAAGGAGGAGCAAAATGCTTCTCTTTTTTCATAAAAAGAAGGAGGTCCAAAGATGAGAAAAGGACAAAAACTAACAAAAGGCGGATATCAGCTTTTAGGTTTCCCCATGGAGTACATGAACGTAACTCAAGGAAACAACGTAGGAACACACCTAGGCACTAATGCATTAGACAATGCAGGCAAGGATGCTGGCATTGATGAAACAATCGCACCGTGCGATTGCCACCTAGTAGCCTATGACTCGGCAAGAAACGGAAACGCAGTTTTCTTAGAATCAGACAAGAAAGTGCTATTCAGAGACGGAACGATTGACTTTGCTACATTTATGTTTATTCACGATAACTATATCGAGGATATCAAAAGAGTGAAATATTTCAAGCAGGGAGATACGTTCGGAGACGAAGGAACTGCAGGATATGCGACAGGCAATCATGCCCATATCGAAGTAGCAAAAGGAAAGTTCTCTCATATGTACGATAGAAACTCGCAAGGGGTATATCACTTGCCTAATAACGTTTCTGCAGATTTAGCATTTGTAACAGATGGAACAATCATTTTGAATAAGGGAACATTCGCAAATTGGACGGATGCTAGCCACGTACCATTCAATCAAGGAGGCGGAACCACTACTGGATCAGCATCCGTGCTAAATGGTATTCCTTCCGACTTTGTACACGAAAAGGCTACGTTCTATCCTGCTTGTACAATCAAGATCAGACGCGCGCCAAGCCTAAAAGGACAGGATACAGGACTAACATATATTCAAGGACAGCACGTCAATTATGACGGGTATGTTCGTCGAGAAGGGTACGTTTGGATTTCTTGGATTGGCGCAGACGGAACACGTAGATGGATGGCCTGTGGAGAGCTAAACTCGGCCGGATTTAATACAAGTCCATACGGAACATTTAAATAGAAAGGATCAGCAATAGAACACAATGAACAGGAGAATAAATAGAAGATACCAGACACCTCTACGTCCAGACTTTGCGCATTTTTTGATTGAAGAGCAAGGACTGAGCGACAGACAGAAAAAAGTTGTATACCAGCTAAGAAGCAAAACGCAAGACTCGCAATGGCACTACCAGGACGCAGGCATGTCAAAAGACGAATTCGAAGAAACCGTCAAGGATTTAAATGACTACTACTGGGCCCTTTTGGTTGATATGGCCTTCGGATTTTACAAGCTAAAGAAGGACAAAAGAGGAACAATTCCAGACGTGGAAATATTAGAGAATATAGGTGAAAAGAGGTAGAACACAATGAACACACCATATTTCAATAATTTCATGCCGCAGCCTGGGCAGTTTGGAATGCCACAGATGCAGGCACCGACTCAACAAATGAACCAGATTCAATTTGTAAATGGAATCGAAAGTGCCAAGGCTTTCACTCTAGGACCAAATCAGTCCGTGATTTTAATGGACAGTAACAAGCCTATTTTTTATCAGAAACAAGCAGATGCAAGTGGTTTCTGTACGATCAAGGCTTATAGCTTCCAGGAAGTGAAAGAAGATCAACCGGAAGACAAGTACCTCACGAAAGCAGAATTCAAGGAATGGCTTTCAAAGGTAGAAGAACAGAACGCGAGAGGAGGTAACCGTCATGAATCCACTACTTCAAAATAGACCAAGAGGAAACGGAAACATGCTGCAACAATTTCAGCAATTTAAAAAGATGCTAGGGACGCAGGACCCGCAACAACTTCTAAACGAGCTGATGGCCTCCGGAAAATTTACGCAGGCTCAACTGGATCAAGCCAAACAAATGGCTGAACAGTTCAAGGGCTTTCTAAAATAGGATTTTGCAAAATCAAGATAGATAAGAAAGGAGAACACACATGGACAACTTATCATTATCTGATATCGCTTCTGTAACTGGAAACAAAGATGGGTTTCTAGAAGGAAACGGAATTATCATTCTAATTTTATTCTTTTTGATTTTTGGATTTGGTGGCGGCGGAGCCTGGGGAAACCAGCAAGGCACACAAGCAGAGGTTCAACGTGGATTTGATACGCAAGCTATTATTAATAAGCTAGACGGAATTTCAAACGGAATCTGCTCAAGCTCATACGAAAACGCGCAGCTAATCAACCAGATGAACGTGAACCAGATGCAAAACGCAAACCAAACACAGATGGCCATGATGAATGGCTTCAACGGTGTAAATAGTTCTTTATGCCAAGGTTTTGGAGGAGTACAGGAAAGCATTAACAACCTATCTCACCAGATGGAACAATGCTGCTGCAACTTAAAGACTCAAATGATGCAAGACAAATATGATGCCTTGAAAACTCAATATGATCAAAGCTTGCAGGCAATTTCAAACAGCGTACAAACTCATAACATCTTGAGCCAATTAGGACGATATTACACAAATCCGCCTTACTACCCACAATATGGAACTTACTACCCAGCAGGCGCTACAGTAGCTTAGAGGTATAAAGATGATCCAAGTCGTCAACACGACAAGCGCAGCACTAGCAGCAGGCGCAACGATCCCACCTGGAACCGTTCAGACTCGGACAAACAACAGAGTCAATCTAAACGGAAACGCTCTGGAGATCGTAAAACCTGGAACATATAAAGTGGATGGAAGCTTCGTGATTTCAGCAACCGCAGCGGGAACAAATCAAGTGCAACTTTATGCCAACGGAACAGCAGTCCCGGGAGCACTAGCACAAGTAACAACAACCGCAGCAGATAACGTGATCACTCTTCCAGTATCCGCTGTTATCCAGGCAGCACCAGCAGCACCAGGAAACAAGGTCGCTCTAACGTGGGTTACATCAGCAGCCGGAACTCTGATCAACGCATCAGAAACGGTTTCTAGAATAGTATAGGTGATTGAAGGCATGCCAGAAGGCGTGCCCTTTTTAGTAGGAGGTAACAAGGATGAGTAGACTTACAAACAAAGCATGGTGGGAGGCAGCAGGAGTTCGAGCAATCAAGACAATGGCTCAAACAGCTCTAGCCTCTATCACCGTAGGCGCAGCCGTTCCGGACATTAACTGGATGTATGCAGCTAGCACAACGGTCGTGGCCGGCGTATGCTCGATTCTAACAAGCTTAGCAGGCTTGCCAGAAGTAAATGAGGACGAATAATGACTGATACAATTCTGGTTGCAATCATATCCGGACTTTGCGTCGGAGTACCTTCGGTTTTAGCAACATGGACCAGCAACTCCAAACATTCGGCATTGCTGGATTACAAGGTAGAACAGATGGACAAAAAGGTCGACAGTCTAGCTAAAAAAATCGAAAGCCATAACGAGCTGGAAAAGGAAGTGGCTACGCTAAAAGAACAGGTCAAAGACTTATCGGAACGGATCAAGGGAATGCTTGAAAAATAGCGTTCCCTTCTTTTTTATTTTCTGCTTTATCTTTCGCTTTTTTACTTGCTTTATGAACTGTATTACATCACAATGTGAGTGTAAAAGGAAAGAGAGATAGAACACAATGGAAACAAAAACTGAAAAGCTTGAAGCACTAGAAGCACAAATTCAAAACTGGATTGAAAAGCAAACAAGAATCGCAAAGGAAATTCAATACGAATTAAACGCAATCGAAAGAGAAGAAGATATTGACTTCGGAAAAATCAGAAAATTAGCTTACGAAGCAGACGTCTACAAGACATTGATCCAAGAATCACAACGCCAGATTCAAGCAACAGAGGAGGCATAGCATGACTAGAGAAGAAGCAGTGATGAGACTAAGAGAAGACATAATGGACCAATTGTATTACAGTGAACACATGATGACAGTAAAGGAAGTAGCAAACTGGCTATACAGACACAATTGCGACGAAGACGCTAAGGATGTACTAATGGAAATAATAGAAGACTAAGGAGGATACAGACATTCTGGAATACCTAGACACAAAAGAGAGCGTCAACAGATACCTGAAAGATCTGATCAGAGAAGATATAGAACGACAAAAGAAAGAGGCCGAGTAGGCCCCTTTTTTGTGATGTAATTTTGATGTATAAAGGCTAAAAGTTCTAGAATCAAAAAAGAACAGTAAGCGACAAAAGAAGTCAAAATGAGTATAGATAAAACAAAATGAGACATAAGGAAGCATAGTCATTAGAGGTTAAACATAGAGAAAAAGTAGCTAAAATGCCTATATATATAAAGCACCTAGCTA